CTTCCGTATGTGCTTGGCGAAGTCGTCCCTATCCCTACGTTACCGCTGGAGTCGATACGGGCGCGTTCTGTGCCACTAGAATTATTAAATATTTGGAGGTCAGCAAAAAAACTTAATGCTCCACTAGAGCGCACAGTCTGAATGTAGTTGTATGCAGCGCCTTCAGCCCAGAATCCAACACGCGCATCACCAGAACTAGAAGAATGAGAACGTATTTCGTTTGTGCCTGTGCTAGTTACGCGCAACTTTTCAGAAGGCGAACTCGTCCCTATCCCTACGTTCTGGCTTGCGTCTATATAAACAGCGTTTGTGCCTGCCGTAGAAAAGCCCAATGCGTTGGTAGCAGGCAAGTACATCCCGTTACCAGTAACGCTTGTGCCAGTAGGGATAAGTTTTGCAGCCGATGCCGTTCCGGTAGTGGCAAAGTTAGTTCCGTCGAAGGTCAAAGCAGAACCAGTAGTTAGCGCCTTAGAGCCATTTAAATAGCCTACTCCGTTTGCTGTACCTGCGCTATTACTTAACGTTCCAGCCACCGCCAGCGTCTTGCCAGCGCCGACATTGAGGCCGACAGAAGTCCCTGTGCCATTGGCTGTGAACACCGCGTCGATGGTGTCCAGGTCAGTATTGATCTTTGTACCCCAGGTGTCGGTACTAGCACCTACCTCTGGCTTGGTTAAAAGTATGTTGGTTGTAGTGGTATCTGCCATGATTTACTCCTAGATAGGTGTCCAAGTATTTGACCCGTCTGTGACTGGAGTCCAGGTATCAGCCGTGTCGTTAATGATTGTCCAGTTGCTTGAATTATCGCTTGAATTTGTCCAAATGGCGCTGGTGTCCGACTCAGGCGCCCAACTCTCAGCCGTATCAGACTCAGGCTCCCACAGCAGCCGCTGCGTAATCAGATCAAGCGCGGATGCAGCCTCAGCAATTTGAGCTATGTAAACAAGTCCAGACAACAAGTCCTCTTGGACATTGCCGTTTTCTTGCAAGTTACAAACAAAAATTGCTATATTTGATATTGAGTCTGTTGCGTTAAGGGCATCAGATACAGTCACAAATAAATTTGCTATCGTTGACTGGTTATCAGAACCTGACAAGGTCTGAATTATTTGTACATTGTGCTCAAATGAAGAATCAATAGATTCTGATGCTGAGTTAGATTCGCTAACACTACTGACAATTGTCAATGTGTTAATTACACTGTCTGCTGGTGACAATGAATCAGAAGTTTCTGCCAGTACAGTTAGCGTGCTTGTAAGTACATCTGATGCAGATAGAGAGTCACTTAAATTAACCGGCATCACAAGCAGACCAATCTGGGCCTCTTGCAATGTAATGCTTTCAGAAACAAAAGCTATAAATAACAATGATGAAGTTGTAGAGTCTAATGTAGATACAGACTCAGATACAAATCCTACTGCTACATAGTTGCTTGCTTGACTGTCTGATGCCGTGACTGATTCTGATTGAGACGCTGCCAATATAAACGTGCTCAATTGGCTATCTGCAAGTGTTACTGACTCCTGCTGCTGAGATACCAGTGTAGCTATCGCAGATAAAACCTCAGACGCTGATAGCGTCTCACTTAATGATTTATCGTAGGACGCTACTTGCGTTATGCTTTCAGAAGCAGTCAGTGTCTCGCTAAGTAAGTTAGGATACACAGCTATCTGCGCTATGCTTTCAGCAGCAGATGCTGCCTCAGAAACTGCTACCGAGTACCCTGGTGAATAGAGTAGGCTATCGTATGCGTTGTACCCATACACACCCTGGCCATAAGCACCACTTCCATACCCACCATCTGAAAGAGTTACCGAGTAGGTATTTCCAGATGGTTCCCCAAGAGAACTAAATGGTAATCCAAATGGGACTATGCCAAGCATAACTAAACCACTTAAAAGATTTCAACCCATTGGCAATTTTGCTCGTCCCAAGAATAGCTTTTGTTGTCCGTAGGCATAGGTATGGGCGCGTCCCATTGACATCTTGATTCATCAAGAACCCAGCTTGGGAATGGCTGCGGAGGGATAAACGCATCCCTTTGGGCATCATAGGTGAACCCAATGCCTGCGTAGTTCTTACGAAATGGTGTACCGCCTAACGAATGTACTCCACCGACAGTGTTGTAGCTGGTCTTTTTCCAAACTTTGCCTGTTGTCTGAAAATAGATAGCCTCGCCATCATGCGGCTCGTCCACTCCAACAATCACTTGGACAACAATGTTATTTTCGTCAAGTTGTGCAAAATGTGCCATATTTCCTACCATTGAAATGTGCCAGTACCGGCAGTGAATTTATAAATTTTATTTCCAGCGGAAGATGTTGTATCTGCTGCCGGAACATTAGACCCCGTTGTGGTTACACCGTTAACAACCAAACCACTAGAGAATGATGCAATGTCCGAAGATGTATTGGGATAGGAAATAATAACTATTCCAGAGCCACCAGCACCACCAGCATTAGTTGTTGCCGATGAACCGCCTACAGCACCTCCACCACCACCAGTATTAACTGTTCCAGCATTACCCACAGCACCACCTGTAGTGGCGTTTCCACCACCTCCAGCACCACCTGTTCCTGGGCTTGAAAATTTACCGCCACCACCACCGCCTGCGTAAGTCGTTGCAGTTCCAGTAATTGATGATGATGTTCCAGCGCCACCGTTACCGCCAGTAGTAGTTGTTCCTGCAACACCAGCCGCAGAAGCTCCACCACCACCACCTCCAGAAGTATTGCCACCTAACGTACCACTTGTACTATTTCCACCAGCAAAACCTTGCCCAGAAATACCAGTGCCACCAGAACCACCGTCACATCCACCGCCACCAGAACCACCGTTGCCGCCTGTTTGTCCAGACCACATACCGTAACCGCCACCGGTTGACGTTATGCTTGAGAAAACAGAGTTGCTGCCGGAAGTTGCCGTAGCTGTATATGGCGCGCCAGTACCGCCAGAACCAACTGTTACCGTGTAGCTTGTTGAAGCAGCAACAGAAAATCCTGCGGCTGTTTTAAAACCACCTGCTCCACCACCACCGCCATCTACCCCAGCAGCACCACCACCACCAGCAACAACCAAATAGCTAACAGTTGAAGGAGGAGTAGGTGTTGGAGCAGAACCAGCCCATTGAAATGTTCCAGTACCCGCTGTAAAAGTATAAACTTTGTAACCAGAACGTGATGTCGTATCTGGAGACGGAGCATTAGAACCAGTAGTAGTTACGCCGTTAACAACTAAACCAGAAGAAAAAGTAGAAATGCTATCAAAAGCGCTTGAATAAGCAACAATAACAACACCAGAACCGCCAGCAGAACCTTTATTGTTATTACCGCCTCCGCCTCCTCCGCCTCCGCCTGTATTAGCCGCGCCACGGCAAAGAGCATCCGTGTAGTTAACACTATTAGAGCCTGTTCCACCACCACCAAGGCCAGGAGTTCCAACCGTATTTGAATCTCCCCTTCCCGCACTACCGCCGCCACCGTAGTAAGTAGATGTTCCATTAATGCTACTAGTTACCCCGTTACCACCATTTTGAGCAGAACCAGCTTGTCCAGCGCCACCACCACCACCAGCCGTGGGAAAACCCCCAGGTGCGCCACCTATAAAAGAATTACCAGATGTACCGCCATATCCAGTGTTGTATAAACCACCGCCTCCACCTGATGCTGTTACAGAAGAAATTACTGATGCACTTCCTGTATTTCCATTTACATCAAGATTTACTTGATCTGCGCCACCCGCACCAATAGTGATTGTGTAAGCAGTATTTGAAGTAACAGAAAAACTTGACGAAGATGATACTTGACCAGCACCGCCGCCGCCACCCCAATAAGTACCACTTTTTCCTTTGAATCCACCGCCGCCACCAGCAACAACCAAATACTCAATGCTAGTAGGTGGAGAACTTAAAAAAGGCCATGACGCAGCTTGTAACGCCTGCATAATTTCATTGGAACGCCAAATACCAACAGCCGTAGTCGTGCTATTAACTGCTGCCGTAGCAGCCATAACAGAACCTTTGTACCTAGTGGACATTAGGTAATCGCCTCATAAGATGCCGTTAATTCAATTGCAGATGCTGTACCGACAGTCACCACAATAGACTGTGCTTCACCAAGGTAAAACGCCGTGCTTTTATCAGCAACAACAATTGAAGCGTTTACCGGAACTGGAACTTGGTAAACAAGGCGATATGCTGTTCCTGCTCCAGCCGCTGCGCTATTGATTGCCACGGTTACCGTTGCAACGGCGGCAGTCACATTTGACGCAACAATGTTGTCAATTTTGTTGACCGTACCAGCAGCGGGAGTAAGCGCAGTCCAAGTCGTAGCAGATGTCGTGCTAGGAATTAAATAGCTGGTGTTGCCGTAAATTGATGCTACGTTAATGATGTTCGGGTTTGCCATATTTGTACCTCAGTATCCAAAAACCATTGCCAAAACTATTGCCTTACCTTCTGGCACGGCCATACTAGATGGATAGGTTACAAACACATTTTTTGAACCTGCTGAAAAACTTACCAGTGAACCAGAATTGCTAGACGAAAGCACTGTAGTTCTCGATAGCGTTGTGCCAGATGATGTGTACGTTCCAATGCCAACCTCCCAATCCGTTCCACCTGTGATGGTGTAGTAGGTAGAGTTAGCATTTCCAACAGCAGAAAATGACTGAAAACCGGAAACGGCTCCTGCCAAAGTGACAGTACCAGTTCCGGTTGTTGTGGTTGTTTCTTGAACCCTATCGGCTAAGACTAGAGCCATAAAACCCCCTTAAATTATGTAGCTTCTATTTCTTCTGCTTTGAAGAAACGTTCTTGAGAAATATTGTCTTGGTCTGTGTAAGAAACACGCAGCAACAAAGTCGCATCACTATCTACCGCAGCACCTTGGACAATGCCAACCATATCTGTATTCTTAACTTTGACGGAATCACCTGTTTTAAAAGCCATGATAGTTTCCTTAAACAGATGCCGTATAAGTGACGTTCAATGTATCTCCGTTCACCACAGAACGGTTACCACCGCTAAACGATCCAGCAGAGTACAAGACACCTGTAGTTGTCGCGCGCACCTGGGTAACGGTCAGCAATGCTCCTGCAATGGTCGCTGTAGCGTTAATGCTGAATGATGTAGCAGTAGATGCCTTAGAGCCAGCAGAGGCAGCATTCCAGGCCACTGTCGCCCTGTTACTACCAGAGTAGGCCGTGCTCTCTGTCCAGCCAGCGTGAGATGCCAGGGTATCGCCAGCGGCATAGGTAGGGGTAGATGCACCATCTACTAGACCCATGTACCAGGCAGCGGTGTAGGCAGAACCGGCAAAGTATTTGTCCAGCAAGTCATTCTTGCCAACTGTAACCACTAAGTTTTTAATGGAATCAGTCCACTTAACTTGGCCATCAGGTCCGACGCACTGGACGTTGTAATAGCCGGTAACCCCGATAGTTTCCATCATATCGTTAGGTTTAAATATAGAAACGTCGGATGTTTCTGTCAGCTTAATTTTCTCGGATTGCATAAAAGACTCCTAAATTATCCAAAGGACCTAGCACGCGCAGACATCGCTCCACCGGATGTGGCTCCGCGATCATCGGCAACTTGTAAATCAGTCAATGCCTTGTCGTAAAGGCTTGTCCACACAGGTATTCTCGCATCATCTTGCAAGTATGGAGCAGCTTGTAACAAGCTACCGTAAAGGTAAATATCGGGGCTGGCAACCAGTAACCAATTGCTTGATACAGTAGATGACAACTTGCTCAATTTTGAGTAATAAATTAATTCTGTGGTGTAGGTTGCGTCAGGAGTTGGAACAACCCTTACCTGGCCACCGACAATGCCAAAGTATTTAGGACGCGAGGCAGCAGAAAACGTCCTAGATAGATCATCAAGCGCATCAATGGTCTGGAACACCATAGGAGTGACGGGGTTTGTGCTTGTCAGCTTAAACGATTTTGTCTCTAAAAAGTCGCTAGGCAAAGCAGCGTACTCGGTGTTTATGTTTGCATTAGACCGAGTAATCATCTGCCTGGTGCGTAACTGGCGCTCAATCTGAGCCTCAGACAGAGAGATAAAGTCGGCAATGGCAGACGTGAGATCGGTGCGGTTAAGCCAATCACCGATTGATGTCTTTAACTCCGTGTACGTTGTCAGAGCCATTACGTTGCCTTTTCCTGTTCCTCAAGCTCTCGCATCACCCATGTATGGTCGTGCTTGAATTCAAACGTGCCAATGTGACCAATCTCTTTGCTTACGTCATGGTCAATGTGGATTTTAAACCCTGCCTCCTGCGCTTTACGGCAGAAGAAAATATCTTCACCAATGTATCCGCGCTCCTTGGGTCGCCAGGGCGTCTCAAACCACGGCTCTGACAGCTTTTCAAAGACATTACGCTTAATCAGCATCACGCCCATGCCAATGGAGCCAACTTCCTCAATTCCGGTGGACTCTGGCATGGTGTACACCAGCTCCCGCGTACCATCAGGCTTGTAGTTCTGCGCTGTGGGTCCGGTAGGCATACGGCGCCGTGCGCAGTTGGTGGCCACAATGTCCATGTCATGCTTTAGCAACCGGCCTACCATGTCCTGCGGAAACGTCATATCCGAATCAATGAACAATATGTGCGTGCAGCCCTCGGCCATCGCGTCCAACGCTAAATCAGCGCGCTGGTTCTGTATCAGCGTACCCTGCATGATCTTGAGAGATACGGCATCGGTAGTGTTGATAGTGTGATACGCCACCATGTTCACCAGGCAGTAGGTGAAGTTTGTGTGGACCATATCACGCGCTGGCGTGCAGACTGCTACATAGTTCATACTTGTCCTGGTCGAGTTCTAAAGTATTGGTTTTCGGGATCGTTCAGCCAGCGTTTCATGTACGCCTCATCCTCTAACTTACCCTCTGCCTTGAGATTGAAGTAGACGCTCAATGGTATGGACGCCACGCGGCTCCACTCTCCATATTTATCGTGCTTCTCGCCCTGGTTGTAGATGCTGCGGTTTTCTTCAATGATCGCAGTTACATCTTGACTTGTCTGTATGGTCGCCTTGTCGGTATCCGCGTCGTAGTGCCACGTCCGAGTAATTCCAAGGTCTGAATTTGTGTCAAATATTTTTGATTCGCTCATTTAAAAAAGGGACCAGGTTTCCCTGATCCCTTCCATGCTTGATTACGAAGTAATCAGGTCAGCAGCAAGGCCGTGGGCATTCTCAGCCAAGACCTTGTGGCCCCACTCTACGATCAGCATACGCTTTTCAGCGTCACCAGTCTTAGCCAGCTCAACTTGCTGGTAAGGACGTAGAGTGGTCATCTTTGCGTACTCAGGATCAATAACCCAAGCATCACGCTCGCGCTGGAATCGGTTAGGAACGACTTGCACGTTACCGAAGTCGCTAACATAGATGTCGGCTGCACCAATGATGGTAGCGGGACGTGCGCCACCATCAATGTTGAAACGCGAAGATGCAATGCCAGAGAAACCAGAGACGCGCTGCTTGTTCACAGGACCAGTCATCAAGATTTTTGGAGTGCCGCCAGCGGTCCAGACTTGCTGGATGACGTTCTTCAAAATTGTCTCAGTGAAGGTACGCACGTTACCGTCAGTACGGGCGCTGTTTGGCAGCGTCGTGTACGAAGGGCTAGCACCATTGGTCTGCATATCGACGTTAGTCTTAATGAAAGCACCAAGAGAAGCAGTACCGCGCGCGGTGGTAGTGTTACCAGCGGCAGCAACTGCTCCATTTAGCATGGAAAACTCTTGGTCACGCTTCAACTCAGAGCCGCGCTTGGCGATCTGATAAGCCAACTCAGAACGGCGACCGGCCTTGTTAACCACTTCCTCAGTAGCGGACAGGACGATAGTCTTGCGCGAAATCTGAGCATAGTTTTGCAAACGCACGGTAGCGGTTACAGCGTCGAAGGATGCAACATCGTCGCCCTCCAACTGCTTGTTAGCTGCGGCTGCTGCCAGCGTATCGGTTTGCCACTCAAACAGAGAATTGCTGACCGACTCGCGGCCAATGTTGCTCATGTATGGAGTTTCTTCCGGTGCAATATTGGTAATAATATTGCTCAAATCTTCACGGATACCTTTGGCATCAAAGGTGGTGAAGGTGTTAGTTACGATAGTCATAATTTACTCACTTCAATAAAAGTTCAATTGCGGAGGCCGCATCATTGACGCGACCACTTTTTGCAAGACGCTGTTTTGCGCGAGTAGCTTCACTTGTCGTAGAGATACGTCCTGCTGCACCTGGCTTGGCAGGACGTGGGCCATTGTTCGTCACCGGCTTGATGTTCTGTCTCTTGGACATCATCTGTTCGTATAGTGCCGCCTTACGCAGCACGTTAACGACGCGGTGGTCGAATATGTTCTTCAGTTCATCGGCGCTAAACCCAGCCTTTTGGCCGAAGTCAATGAGCAATTCCTTCTCTTTTTTTGCCTTGTTTGGGTCCTTCCAATCAGGCAAAACCTTCAGCAATTCATCCCGCTGCTGCGCTAAAAATGACTGCATCTGTTGAGCTTGCTCCTGCTGTGAAATTTCCGCTAGACGCTGCTTTTCAAACTGAATAGCCTGCGCCTTTGCTTGGTTTTCACGCATCACCTCTTTTTGCCGCACCCACTCGATGGGGTCCTCTTGGTAGAGGCGGTCCCAGTCGATCTGAGGCTCTGCGGCTTGCTGAACCTGTGACTCCAATGCTCCTAACAATTGAGCGTACTGACTGCGCTCGGCGCGAATGGCCTCGGCTTCCGACTCGACTTGGCGTCGAATTTCGGCAATTTGCTGAGTCTTTCGCGTGTAGTCCTGAGTCCGCGAATATCCCTTCTGAAGTTCGTCCAGGGTTACAGTAACCTCAGTGCCGTCTACTTTGACGGTAAAGGTCTGATCCGGCTTTTCTTCCTCGGAATCTTCACTTTCCTCTAACTGTTCGCCATCCGTTACTTCACTGTCTGCGTCTGCATCTTCCAGTGATGTATCGGCTGGCGCCGCCGACTCGCCTTGCAGCGAATCGTCAAACGTCTCATCAATTGACTGTTCTCCCTCATCGGGCAGCATTGCTGAGAGTGCCTGGGCCGCTTGGTCCAGATTCATGGGTCCCGCAGAACCCGTTTGTGCTTGTTGCATAAATGTCCTCTACTTATTCGCTCGCTCGATGGCGCGTTGCGCCACCTTTGCGTTGTCAACAATCTTCTGCAATTCAATCTTTAAATTGTCAATTGCCTTTAGCATGGACCAGGCGATCTCTCGCTTTGATGACTCCTCTGGTTTCGTTGACCGAAAGTACCAGAGTTGGTCGTTTTCCATCTTGTTGATTGCCAGGTTGAAGGTTTCATCCTCCAGTAACTGGCTTGCCTTTCGGCCCTTGCGTACAAGTTCTTCGTTCTCCATTTATGCCATTCCAAATTGGTTGATGGGCGCAGCCGCTGACATCTGGGCTTGTGCCAGGGTAGTCTGCTGCTGCATTGCTTCTCGGTTAAGACTTTGCTGTGCTTCAATCTCAGCCGTAGAAATCTGTGCGTTGTACTTTAACTCTAATTCATATTTCTTTAAGTATAAATCTTGAGCCAAGGCATCACGCCGGTAATCGTCATCGCGCAGCATCTGCTGATGCTTTAGCTCCAGCTCTGCCGCCTTCTTCTGAATATCAGCCTCAATAGACTTGGCCTGCACCTGCGCGAGTACCTCCTCGGGAGTCGGCTTGGGGGCTGGTGGGGCTGGCGGCTGGTAATCAGCAGGCACGTCATTGAAATACTGAGAAGTATCCTTAAACCCAGACAGCGCCACGATCTGGCGCAGGGTATGGGAATACTGAGACGGGGTTACCAGCGGGTTCTGTGGGCCTAGTTGGGTCAGTGCCTCTTGCTGCTTGGCCAAGATCATCATCAGAGCCTGGATGCGCTCGTTGGTGTCCCCGTTACCCAGGCCGATATTGATGTGTACGTCCATCGCTGAATTCCACGCACGCGGGTCCATCTGCACAAACCCGTTACTCAAACGAATCATCCGAGGCTTGTCCTGGTGCGTCACCAGCAGGAACAATATGCCTTTGAACAGCTTTTTCATGCCCTCGGCCATCAAACGCGCAGTCAACTCAATCCTGCCCTGGCTTGCGCTGATGGTGGCTGCTACCGCTGCCTTGGTGCTCGACTGCAAGGCATCTGCATCCAATCCCATCGCTGCCTTGCTCATGCCGGTGCGGTTCTCGCGCATCTGATCCATGTAGTCGATCATCGGAAATGCCGCCTGGCCAACAAATGGATTGCTAAATGGCTGCACCATGCCAGGCTGACGCATACGAATCACGGCGCCAGTCTCGTTATTGAGCACGTCATCCATGTTGACCATGCCCTCCACTACCGCAGTACGCGGGTGGATAGACTGCGCCAGAGAGTCCAGCGTATTGCGCAGAATCTCTGACTTGATCTCCTGGATGTCGTGCGTGATATCAAAAATAGACATCGCCTCAAGTGGGCTGGTGTGAGGCTCTGGGTCGCAGGGGAAGTCAACAAACGGGATATAGGACGCTGGCAGGTTGCGCACTACCTTGTAACCAGAGCCAATGCAGCAAATCTTGCGCAGCTCTGCAATGCCGTCTCCATCGTAGTCAATGCGTGAGTACGCCTCGATGTACAAGACGCGCTGCTGCATCGGGTTTGCGCTGTCGTTCATTCCAAAGGTGGTGGACAGTGGCTGACGCGCCAGGTACTCCTCATTACTGTCCAAATCTGTAGACGTGATGTTGTCGCGTACCTCGTCCTCGTCGTAACCCATAGCCACTAGCTCCTCAACTGTGGCCATCTTGCGGTGGGCAATGATCCCTGCATCCTCAAACGATCTTGCGCGCCGATCAAGCAGCAGCTCCTCCGGTGGCACTGCCATAACCTTGATGCGACCATCTTTCAGTACGCGCTTGATCTGCACGTCGTGCAGCATAGGCGGTGTCGGCATAGGCATCGGCTGGCCGGTAGCTGGGTCAATCTGTGGCTCCATGCCCTGCATCGCCTGCACTGCCGCAGAGTCAGGGTAAGAGACAACAATCTTGACTTCAGCATCTTCTTGCGCAAGTATCTGCAATGTCTGGTCATCTAAGCCAGAATATTCCTCAATGCGGACAGTTTCTGTCTCCTCCCACCAGTATTTAGCAATACCGCATTTACGCACCAAGCTATCTTTGAAGATGGCATAAGTGGTCATAAACCCGTTGTTGTCCGAGTTAAATACAAAGTTAGCGTAGTCGGTAGCCTGCTTGGCAAATGCTACGTCCTCTGGACCCTCTGGCACAAACTCGACCACGTTCTCGCTGGAGAAGAACACCCGCATTAGGCTAGGCATCATGGCAGATACGGTATCGCGCACCTCCATAGCCACCACCTGGCTGCGGCCCTCTTCCTCGTTTCCAAACTTGTCGCCACGGTAATACTCAGTACCGCGTGCGCGGGTAGGTGATAAATCGGAATCTACATAGCTAACGGCATCGGTTAAATCCTGGCCAATGATTGCCTCCAGCTCGTCATCGCCCATAGGCTCCATCGCGGAGACATCGGTGCTTATCTCTAGGTCTTTCATACGGGTATCTTTCGTAAAACGACGTACATGGAGTCAACCGCACGCGGCGTGCGTAGTAACTCATCTTGCTCTAATTCTAGGCTTTCGCCGTACTTTGACAGCCTGTACTCTAGGTGTTTCATCTCAAACCGGAAATCCTTCCAGTCCAAGTACCAGTGCCAGGCGCAGTAATACACCCAAGAATTCTGGTTAAACGCACGAACATGGGTCGGGTCCTGCCATGCGCCAAGGGATAAGTCATACGGGACGTGGATGTGCATCTCGCCACCAACGTCCAATAAATCCAGGCAGTTCCTCATGCACTTGACTAGGTCTGGGACGTGCTCCAGCACGTCTTGCGCAAGTATCTTGGTGAATATCCCAGGCTCTACCGTTATCTCACCAGCGTGCGTCTGTATCTTCTGACCCCACTCAATCGTGCATATATCACCGTGCCAATCGGGGTTCTTGTTCTCGTTAATGTCCATATTGACGCAGTCATCGCGCCAATCACGGCCCGATCCCAAGTTAAGAGTTAAACCACTGCTTGGCATATTCGGGTCTGTTTTTAAGCAACCAGGGCACTGCCTCATTGGTCAACTTCTCAGCGTTAGTTCCAACTGTCTGGCTGCCAACGTGGTGGACATAGCTGGTGGAGACGTAGTGCTCAAAGCCTTTTGCAGTCAGGTCAAGGCAGTTAACGTCATCGGAGTACCAGTTCAGCGGTGGAAAATTGGCCTCTTTGAATGTATCCCCGTGTATCCAGGCGAATATCGGGCTAATTACTTCTGCTGGCCTGATCTTGGACTCGTACTTGAACCGGCACATATCAATCGTCTCGCCATCAGGATTAAACCTAATGTTCTGCGCCTGGCGCGCAGCATCTGTCCTGGAAGCCACCCACCCAATAGGTAAATCCATATCTAGCAAGATATCCACATCCTCCATCAGTACCCTGTAGCTGGTGGGCGTCAGAACGATATCGTCATTGGCCACCACCACGGACTCAAAGTCCTCAAGTGCGCGGTTAATGATGGCGTTGTAGTCGTTGCCAAAGTTAGTGGGCTGAGAAAACACTTTAACGTCAGCATTGAAGTTCTCGATCACGGACTCAGGTCCGCGCAGGTAGACGGGTATCTCGGGGCAGTATTGCTTAATAGACTCAAGCAAAACGCCCAAGCCCTTGCCGTGTACTGTGGATATGACAATGGGGCAGATCACTACTCTACGCCGCCTTCCAGTTGCGTGTCAACTGGTTCCTCAGAGTCTTTGCTTCCATCATTGGGGCCGCCAACAACCCAAGCGTCGCAGGTACGGCTTGCCGCGCACTTAAAGTCAAATATCTCGCAGTACCCAAGGTCTGCCAGCTCAATCGTCCCCCACGGGTCTGCCTCGTTACCGATACCCTTGGCAATGCACTCTTTGATGGAGTCCTGCACGTTAAACGCTGCGCAGTTACCGCAGCGGCTCTGCTTGGCGTCTTGGATGGTAACGCTCCAGGTATTGGCTTTCTTCTTCCAATACTCGGTATTGGGCAGCGCTGGATTCTCAGGACCATACGCGGCAGTGGTAATCGCCTTGGCGCGGTTCTTCAGATTGAGCGTCACGTCCTGCGTAGGCAGCGGACACTTGGTGCTGGTCTTACTCATCATCTGGTTCATCGCGCCCTGGTAGCGCGCTGGCACATCTCGCATACTGGTGGCCATTACATCTTCCCCTTCATGGCTTTAGGCTTGATCTTGGCCTCGGATAGAGCAATCGCAATCGCCTGCTTGGGACTCTTTACTACCTTGCCGCCTGGTCCAGAGTGCAGCTTTCCGGTCTTGTACTCGTGCATCACCTTGCCAACTTTCTTCTGCGCCTTGGTCATCTTCATATCTGTGCTCCTAGAAATTAATTACGCCAATTATGCTACGCGGGGTATGTTCCTGCGCAGCGCCTGTCCCCACTTATTGCTGGACGCAGAGCCAAATGCGCCCGTGATCGCGTCAGAGGCAAACGTCAAGCAAAACGCATCAGCCCTGTCGGGGCTCGCTAACCCGCGCTTCCTGATCTCGTCCTTGCCCTCGATCTGAATCTTGCCGTTGCTGGTAAACGAATACCGCACAGTGGCCAGCTCGGAGATCAACAAATCATCCTTGGGCATGGTGCAGTCACGCTGCTCCAGCCACGCCTTGGCCTTGTGCCATAACTCAGCCTTCAGATTCCTATAAGTCCCGCCCATCGCTGGGCTCTCCGATACATTGATACCGCGCGCAGGCAAATTCAGCTCGCGCAGCCGGTCAACGACGCCAGCACCTAAACCAATGCTGTCAACCAGTATCTCGTGCGGCCTTTGGCTAGGCATCAGGACCTCGTACTCGGACACAATGGCGCCGGTCAGTTGCATCAGGTCCAAGTTCTTCCAGGTCTTGATGTGCTCGGTCACCGCGTTACCCTGGCGCTTGCACAGGGCGCTCCTGTCAGAGCCGAACCTGGCCACGTCCAAGCCCCACACTAACCTGGCGCTGGTGCTTGGCGCCACGTCACGCTGTGTGGCCATCTCCAGTAACTCCATCGGTATCACCGTATCGTCATCGGACCTGGGAAACTCACCCAGTACGCGAATTCGGTAGGCGTTGCTCTCCTCGCCATAGCGTGACTTCATCTCCTCGATGTAAGCCTCCGACACGCGGGGCGAGTCCGCACAGCTAACCTTCATCGTGATCCAGTCACCCGCCAGACGGTTATGCGTGTCGTAAAAGAAACCGCTGGACCGGACGGGGTTACCTAGTAACAAAGTTACAGCGCTATGACCCGACATCGATCCAGCCGCGGCCTCGAACACCTGCTCCGGTATACCTGACGCCTCGTCTGCCACCAGCATGACATTCTCTGAGTGGACACCCTGCAAGGCCTCTGGCTGCTCTGCCCTACTAGTCCTGGCGCTTATGAACGCCTCGTTGGGGAATTCCTTAAACTCAATCCGGTCCTGCTTAACCTCCAACTGGTTCTGTAACGTCTCCGGCAGAGCCTTCACCCAGCGCTTTAGTTCCGCAAATAAGGCGTCATAGAGCTGCGAGCTTGTTGGCGCCGTGAGCACAATCTTGACCGGAAACCTTAGAAACGCATACCAAATAATCGCCCAGGCAGCGGCAGTTGACTTGCCCACGCCGTGGCCAGACCTGACGCTAATCCTGCGCTCGCCTGCAGCTATGTGCATCAAAAAAGCCTTCTGCCAGGCGTCCGGTTCCGTGTTTAGCACCTCCTGCACAAAAAGAACAGGGTTGCGGTAATACTTTTTCGCCCACTCAATAAACGGGTTTTTGGAGTGCTCCGACTGTGCTTCTGTCATCTCGGTGACAGTAGACGCGATAGTTGGCACAGTTTTTATTTTTTTTGTGGCGGTGGGCGGTGTCGGGGACGGGGCCAGGGGGGTGGGGTCAGGGTTCATGGGCTCGGTATGTGTTTAGGTGCAGCAGTTGCCGCCCCCGCTGCTGGAGCGAATGGGGGGGTCGCGGCCACCGGAGCCAGGCGGACGGGCCAGTACCCAGCGTACATGGCTAGGTTATCCACAGGATAGTCACAGGCTGAACAACTTAACATAATGCCCGTCGTATGCAGTAGAGATGCTTGAGACATGGTTATCCACAGACCTGCTGGACGTTGTCAGCGTCCTGCACCACCTCGACATGGCGCAGCGCATCCAGGCGCAAGCCGCCAATGCTGATGTTCACCGCTGGACCGCGCTGCTGTGCGTAGACGCTAGGCTTCCAGCGCTCAGCGACCCACTGGCGCGTCTGGATGCGCACGCGAGCCAGGTTAGCCTCCTCAGGCGCCGCCTGGTCGGCTATGTCCAGCGTCTCGCAGACCAGCGAATCAGCGGCACGGGCACGCGCGCGAGCAATTTTATGCTCGTTGTCGGGCATCTCGCACCAGATTTCTAGCGCGCGCCTCCCAATTCCCAGTGCCTCGCATATCCGCGCCGTTGACTTGCCTGCCTCAAACATGGTCACGATCTGCTCTACCGGTATTGAGTCCAGCACCGCCAAGTCCTCGCGCTTTTTCTTTTGACCAGCCATCAGAAAGCCTTTAAATCGAATTTAGCCACCCAAAGCACCTTACCCATGCCCAACCCAACAAAATCGCTTCTACGCATCATCTAGCCCCTTTAAACGCCTTTGTGTCGAACAGTTTAGGCAGCGTGCTCGGCTTTGTCATGTCCAAATCGTTCTCCATGTCATCAAACCCGCTTGGCCCACCAACCGCCACCAGCTTACTGTCTGGCCATAACTGCTTAATCTCGCTGACCTTGCCACCTGCCTGCTTGTTGACGATTATCGCAATTTCCGCTGCCGTCCAGACTTCCCTGTCCGTATAGCCTGTCCACTGCTGGCAGTAGAGCTGCTTGGCCTTCTCGTCTGGCACGATCACGAAAACCGTACCATCCTCGCGCTGGTGCTCGATCTGTCCCAGGTCCGGCAGCTCGCTGACCCCATTAGCCGCAGCCCAGTCCTCCATAGCCTGGTACGCCTTGCACATCCCCTTGACCGCCTTGTCCAGCTTTACGTCGTCCCTAGATTCCTGTGCCTGCCAGACCCGTTCAAGTTGCAGCCACACCTTTTCCCGCAGCTCGCTGTCCACCATCCAGACCAGCCTATCAATACCCCATATTGCATCATGGGTATTCTTTCGGTTTGTCAGTTCAACCATGACCGCGTTTTTGAACACGTCAAAACGATCCGCTGGAAAGCTCGGCATGGTCGGCTGACTAATCGCCAAAGATTTAAGTTTTTTTATTGCCACTTATCGCTCCATCAAGAAAAACTAGAAACTGCCCACTTGGGCAAAAGTTTGGGCATTGACTGATCGGGACAAATGGGGCGCGTATTAAGACTTACGCGCCCATTTGTCCCGTTTTCCAGCCAATTTATGCCGGTACAAATGGAATTTGGTGTGTACTCCCATTTGTCCCCCATTTGTCCCATTTGTCCCATTTGTCCAAGCACCTTTAAAAGACCTAGAAATCGCTATCTTTTTGACCATCATCGCCCCAAATCACCCACACAAATGGATCGAAAACCTCTACCTTTTTGGCGTTCTGAAGGCTCTGCACGCACCTGTTAAAGCGCTTTGTGATTCCTTTTTTGTCTGTTTGTGCTGCTTCAAACGCCTCGCGCCACTGTTCCACATGAATAGATTTATTGCGTTTGTTGTCAATTACCCGCATCTCTCCGTGCTCACCAATTGCCTTATGAAGTGCATCCAGAGCCACCTTTTGGACGCCTCCA